GACGAGCGCACAGCAGACCCGGCTACTATTGAAGTTGTGCAGCAGCATCTCAAGCACGTATTCATGGACGGCGACAATGCTCACATGAAGTACGAAGTGTACAAAGACCTTCTCTCTGGAGGGTTCTCTGCAGTGAAAGTTTACACTGAGTATGAGCACGCGATGTCGATGGACCAGGTGATTCGCTTTGAGCGCTGCGAGCCTACGCTTGCTGGCTTTGATAAGCTCGCTAAGTTGTCGCATAAGGGTGATGGTCAGTATTGCTTTGAGATGTTTCCAAAGTCTGAGGCATGCATCAAAGAAGAGTATCCCGATTTAGACTTGAAGAAGATTAGCTTCTCTACGGCCTTCGGCGGCTTTAACTGGAGCTATATCTCCGGGGGTGAGAATATTGCTCTGATTGTAGATTACTACGAGAAGAAGCAGAAAGAGGAAACCATTGTTTCTGTGCGTGGCATGGGCGTTATGCTCAAGAAGAAGTACGACAAGATCGTTGAAGAGTGGGATAGCATTGAGATGCCGCCTATTATTATTGGCAAGCCCAGAAAGACTCTGATTGAGCGTATATGTCGATATAGAATCATAGAAAGCGAAGTGATTGAGTGCGAAGAGACGGATTTCGATATGCTGCCAATCGTCTTTGTAGATGGCTCATCGATTATGATTAAGGGCCACAATGACGGGGCTGTTAAGCAGGTCACAAGACCCTATGTTTATCATGCTCGTGGCGCACAAAGACTTAAGAATTATGCCGGTATATCTCTAGCCAATGAGATTGAAAACACTGTGCAGCACAAGTTTATGGTTGCCAAGGAAGCGCTTCCCAAAGAAGAAGAAGAGCTACTTGCAGCTTATAAAGATGTGCAGAATGCCTCGGTCCTTGTGTATAACTCGGTCTACGAGAAGAATCCCTCTATGCCGATTATGAATCCTATTCGCGAGATTCAGCGTGTTCCATGCCCTCCTGAAATCATTGGTGCTTTTACGGGTTCCGATTCTCTTATTCAAAACGTATTAGGTTCTTACGATGCATCCCTCGGAATTAATAATAATCAGCTATCAGGCGTTGCTATTGTGGAGGCAGCTAGTCAGTCTAATTCCACTGCTATGCCTTATATCGTCGGGTGCTTACAAGGATTTCAAAGACTGGCTCAGATATATGTATCCCTTATTCCTAAGTATTTCGTCACACCTCGGAGCGTTCCTATTATTGATGGCGACGGTCAGCGTCAGTTCGTTCGCGTTAATGAAGAGGGTGTGCCTTCCCTGGATTATGACCCGAATGTACTTAACGTCACTCTGAGCGCAGGCGCTAGCTTCCAGGTTCAGAAGTCTCGCACGATTAACATGGTCAAGGAAGTTATGGGTATGTCTCCAGTCTTTAGCGAATTCATGTCTGAGAAGGGTCTGCACTTTATTCTCGATAACATGGATGGCAAGGGCATTGAAGAGCTGAAGTCTTTGACTGCAGAGTGGACAGAAGAGCTCAATCAGCGCAGACAACAAGCAGAGCAGCAACCCAACCCTGCTCAAATGAAAGCCGAGACAGATGCAGCTAAGCTTGAGCAACAAACCAAAAAAGATGATATGAATTTTCAGATGGACATGGCTAAGCTGAATCAAGACAACAAAGAGCTAGAGGCAAAGATAGCTATGCAGAAGCAGACGACTAGCATGCAGCTTATCAAAGCTATGACAGAAAACATGAAAATAGAAAAAGATTACGCGTTAAAAACAAAGAGTTATCAAAGCAAAGCTGGGCATGATGCCATGAAGCTTATGCACGATATTATCAAATGTTCCAAATAAGGAGATTAAGATGTCTAAGAAGATTAGCTATTACGAGCTGCAAAACGTACCCATGAGTTCTCTTCAAAAGCAGTACAAGATGACTCCGACACAAATCGAGCATCAAGTTAGAAGGCAAATGGATGGTGCGAAGTCTGAAGAACGGTCTAAACTTTATGAAAGCATCTACAGCAAGAAGGAATAGCTTATGCCAATGAAGCCTGGAAAGTCCAAGAAGGCAGTTTCTTCTAACATAAAAGAACTCGCTGGCTCTGGTCGCGACATGAAGCAGGCTATTGCTATTGCTTTGAGTCATGCTGAAAAGAGTAAATCATCTAAAAAAGGAGTTAAAAAATGAGAGTAGCATTTATAGCAGCGAAAGAGATCGTGGTTAAGGGCGTTGATACGATTTTTGATTTAGTCGCAGACGATTTAGACAAAGAGCTTATCTCTGAGATTCGCGACTTAGCAAGAAAGCTTCTTAAAAAGGCTGACGAAGAAGAAGCCAGACTTCTAGGATAGAATCGCACTTACTAGCTATGATGGGCAGATGGGCTGCCCTCGTAGTCCCGTCTCCATCTCTAATAAAAGGAATTATCATGGCTAAGGTATATCAACTTCCAATCCCTGTCCCAGGCACAGTGGATGTTTTCCCTGCACAAAAATACGCTATCTTTGGCGATGACTTGGCAGCAGTAACAACAGCGGGCTACTTGAATGACGCATCTCTGGACACTTTTCCAGTCTCTCAAAATGACATTATCTCGGCCTTCTATAGCTACGACATTAATACAGGCTCGGGCTCTTACGCTCTTTTCACTGTATCTATCAGTAACTTAGGGGTCATCACTCTATCTGCATGGGCAAACCCAGGAGAAGTTCAGCTTCCTACGGTTCTTGGGGACTTTGCTGTTTTTGCTGATGCGTCAGGCACAATCAAGAGCATTCCAAAAGCGAGCGCTACAGAAGCGTCTAACGCAGTAACAGCTAGTGGGCAGGCGGGGGTGATTACAACATCTGCGTTAACTACTGCGGCTTCTGGAAGCTATGCGATTACCTGGACGAATGCTTTGATTTCCGCGACAAGTGTTATTCAGCTTACACTTATGGGTGGAACGAATACTGTTAAGAGGATTCAGTTTGAAGTAGTTCCAGGTGCTGGCTCAGCAACTTTAACGATTTATAATCTTGATACTTCTGGGGCTCTGGACGGAAGCGTAGTCTTGGCTTATACTGTTCTATAGTAAGACACGACGTGTTGTTTGAGTTTCTTCGGAGACTCCGTTTCTTACACTCCTGCCTCTAAAAAGCATGACTCACTCCCTGTACTAATCACTCCAGGGACATAGCTTTTTAGGGGCTTTTTGCTTTCTATATCCTTAATCACCGGCAGTTATAATACTGTGTTGCTGATGCACAATCTCTCTGCTACTCTCTAAATGTGCTTATGCACAGTAATTACTTACGAGACCCATGCGTAGTTGGGGCATTTTAGCGTAACGGCGTAATAGTTCGGACACCTATCCGTTTTTAGGGATTTACCGTGGCGGGGTTAATAGCTTAGAGGGAACTTATGGATAATGTTAATGCAGCAAACGAAAACTTTAGCGCTAGTCAAGATAGTGTTGAGCAGGCTCAAAAGACTCAAGAAAGAACTTTTAGACAATCTGACTTGAATGACATTGTAGGCCGAGCTAAGCATGAAGCTGTTGAGAGCTATAAGCGCCAAAACGCTAATGCATCTCAGGGCTCTTTGTCAGCAGATGAAATACGCAGACTTACAAGTGAAGAAGTTTCTCGTCAGAGAGACAAGTGGCAGGCGGAGCAGCAGGAAGCGGCAAACGCAGCTACAGTTCAGCGCATAGTGAGTGCATATCAATCTAAAATAGCTGGCATTGAAGAAAAGTATTCTGACTATAAAGACGTATCTAAAGGCTTGAACATGGGTGTATACCCTAACGTTGTTCAAATGCTAGCAGAGAATGTCGATAATGCGGATGACGTGCTTTATGAGTTATCTAAAAATAGAAGCAAGCTGAATCAGCTGCAGTCAACTTATGAAAGAAATCCGGGTGACGCTGTATACGATCTGCAACGGTTGGCAAATTCTATCAAAGAGAATACTAAAGTCATGTCGTCCAAGCAGGCGTCTGCACCATTATCTCAGCAACGACCCTCTACCCCTGGTGCCGGCTCTCCAGCTTCTTCCATGTCAGCTTTGAAATCAAAGTACCGCGGATAGATGCTGGGAGCTCTTTATAATGGAATATATTGAGGAGTCCTTAAATGGCTGTTTATCCAAGTAATATCTTACAACAAGTTCAAACGTACCAACGTTCTAGCTTAGCTTTACTACAAAACTTGTGCTGTCACATTTCCACTGCGAACACAAAGTTCAAGGATTTTGACAAGATTCAAGCTAACTTAGGCTCGACTGTAACTTTCGACTTGCCACCACGCGCTACTACAACAGCTGGTTTGGTTGCATCTTGGCAGTCCGCCACTCAGCGCGTTCAGACATTGACTTGCGATCAAGCTAACAATGCTGCATTCAGTGTAACTTCCCAAGAAAGAATCTTTAACCTTGAGAAAGGCGAAGAAGATTACATGAAAATCTTTGGTAAGTCTTTCATCGCTGAGCTTGCTACTAAAGTAGAAGGCAACGTTGCAAAGAACTGGGATTCCAGCGTTCGCAGCCAGTTAAGCAATAACTTGAATACAACTTCAGGGCCTTATCGTTTTTATGGTAACGGTTCCACTGCTTTATCTTCTTATCAGCAGTTGGCTCAAGCTATCATGTTCTTCAAGAACTACGGCGCTGTTCATGATGGTATCAGAATGTACCTTCCTGATACTGTTGTTCCAAGCATTGTGGGTAGTGGATTAAACCAATTCGTTCCTCGTCGTAATGATGAAATTGCTAACTCTTGGGAAATCGGTTCTTTTGGAACTCCTCTTGTAGACTATTATCAGTCCAACTTGATGCCGTTACACGTTTCCGGTAACACAGGTGTGAATCAAAACACATTGACTGTTGTTTCTACGAACGATCCTACAGGCCAAAACATCACACAAATCACTGTAAGTGGCGCCACTGCATCTGATGCACAGGCTGTATTTTCGGGTGACTTGTTCCAGTTCCAAGATGGTGTTTCCGGTCAGCCTAACATGCGTTATTTGACTTTCATCGGTCACTTCCCAAGCGCTAACCCAGTGCAGTTCCGCGTAACAGCTGACTCTGCTGCTGATGGCGCAGGAAACGTAGTTCTGAACATCTTCCCAGCTCTAAACTCTGCTGGCGGACAAAATCAGAACTTAAACAACGCTGTTACTGCTGGAATGCAAATCAAAGGCCTAGTGTCTCACCGCGCTGGTGGAATCTTAGGTGGAGACGCAATGTATCTAGCTATGCCAAGACTTCCAGAGCAAGACCCGTATGCTACTTCTAGTGAGTACGATGAAGCGACTGGTGTTTCTATGCGTATGACTTACGGTTCTGTATTTGGACAAAACCAATCAGGCCTAATTTATGATGAAACCCATGGCTCGGTGATCGTTCCCGAATATTCCCTTCGAATGATCATTCCTCTTAGTCAGGGTTAATGACTATCGCATGAAGTTGTTGTAGGATATACAATCTATAATAAAATCATTGAGATTAAAATGCCTTGCGATATTGCTGTGAATGATTGCATCATATGCGGAAAAGATAAGAGGGAGGGTTCTTGGCCAGAGCGCCATGCCAGGTGCAGGTCTTGCTTCTCGGAGCAGACTAAGGCAAACAGACTGAAAAGAATGTCTGCCAAGGGGATTGAGCCAAAGAGAATTGGTAAAAGTCCTAACTGCTACTGGTGCGGAGCTCTGAAAGAGAATCCGAAATCTGGTCTTTGCAACCCTTGTCGAGCTGAAGAGGCTAGGCAGTATCGAGCTAAGAAAAGAGCTGATAAAGGATTGCTTCCTTTTGGTGAGGGAAGGGGTCCGAACTGC